TGATTGCGCCTTGCTCGCAGCTTCGGCATTCTGTGCGCCCTGCGCCGTAGAGGACGGGGACGATTTGATCTCTTGCGCGCCCTGTGGGGCGGAAGCTGTATTTGTCTGCGCCGCCACATCGTCCGCCGCACGTGCTGCGCTCTGCTCGCCCCCTGCCGCGTCGCTTACGTTTGCGCCTTGCGAAGCGGAGCCCGCACCCTCTTTTTGCGCGCCTCCTAGCCCGTCCAGGGCGTCATCGAGCGCCGCCGTATCATCTGCCGCACGAGCCGCCCCCTCCGCGCCGTCTGCGGCTTTTGACGTGCCGCGCAGATCCTCCGCGAGGTTTGAGATGTTATTTACTTTGCCGCGCGAAAGGGCGCTAAAAAGCGCATTGGCTCCACCCATTATCACGCCGCCGAGCAAATCGTCTTTGACGTGCTGCTCTAGCGGACGATCGTCCCCTGCATTTCTTAGCTCGTTCATTCCTACACCCAGGGCAAAGCCCGTGCCCGCGCTTTTTGCGATATTCGCAAGCTTGGCGCCCTTGGTGAATATCCCAGCGGGTGCCGCAAGAAACGGATCTATAGCTCCGCCAACCTCCCCCCACTCTTTGTTGTTTTCGGCGATTATCCGATCGAGCTCTTTGACATTGTCGTCGAAAAATTTACGATTTTCACCGAAAAACTGCTTCGCTCCATCCGCTCCCACGGCGCCCGCGATCTTTTCGCCCGCGGTATTTACGGCGCGACCGAATTGATTTGGGAATTTACCCGCTCCAGCAAAAAGGGCAAAATCCTTATCAAGGCTATCGGCGGTGAGTCCGTTTTGTTTTATATCCGCCGCTTTATCCGTGATTTTAGGGCCTAGGGTTAGGGGGTTAATTCTATTGATTAGCCGTCCCACGCGGCTTGCAATGTCGATCTTGTCGGGGTTGAGTTCGCGCCATCTCTGATCCGCATCATCTACCGCTTTTTCATCGCCGCTGGTATCAAAAACGTTTCTAAGAAACCTATCCGGCGCGCTTGCCGTCGCCTCGTCGTTGAGCTTTTTGGCATTATCCGCGTCGAGCCTCTGGGCGATCGCCATCTTTGCGATGTCCTCCCTGATGCCGCTATCTGCAAACTCTTTCTTTTTCGCCTCGTATTGCCCCTTCGCAAGAGCTTTGATGTATTCGGGGCTATAACCCTTGCTCTCAAGCTCGGCAATTCTATCATTGCCTAAAAAATCTCTTGCCGTCATCAGTTCGCTCCATCGTCCAAGTCGCTATCAAGCGCGGAGTTAAATTTAGCGTTCGGGTTTTTCTTTTTCCACTCGATCGCTTTATCTACCCTAGCACTGGCGTCGCTAAAGCTCATCCCTCCGCCTACCAGCGTTTTGATGTTTTCAATGCGGTTTTGCGGATCGCCGAGCTCATCCATCTGGCGAGCCTCGCGCTGCTTATCGATATTTACCTTTTCCATAAGCCAAGGATCGGTATAATAGTTTCCTTTGTCGTCCCAGCTTACGTGTCCGCTGTCGCCGTATTGCTCGACAAATTTGGAATCCACCGGGATATTTTTCTTGAAAATATCGACCTTGTTCTCTTTAAAGTTTTTCTCGAGATTGTTCCCCCATTTTCCAAGCTCCTCATCGGTGTAGCCCGCCGTTTCTTTCGGGTAGAGTTTGCGTAGATAGGCTACGTTATCCGCCGTTTGCTGAACCTTTGTCGCAGCTTCGGATTCCTCTTTGGCTCGCTTTCGACCTTGTTCGGTGAGCTCTGCGTTAAGCCTAGCCACAGAAAGGCCGTAGTCTCTGTTGTCCTTAAAGATGGTGTGATCGAGCTTCGCCCTATCCAGTCCATAATCCCTATCGTCTTTAAGGATAGTGTGATCGAGCTTCTTTTTATCCAGCCCGTAATCCCAATCATCCTTAAATTTTAGGTAGTCAAACTTATCCGCCTCCATCTTTTCCGCTCGTGCCTGACGCGCAAGATCCGCGTCGAGCTTCTCTCTGGCGTGCCCGAGCTCGCCGAGCTTGCTTAGGCTATCGCCGATCGCGGCGACCCCCTGCCCCACTCCAGAGGCCGTATCGCCACGCGGTTCTCTTAAATATCTTATGTCAAACCAACTTCCCATCGCTTTCTCCTTTTGTGCGTTACGCCATTGTCGAATTCGCCCAACCGCGATCTAAATTTTCCTGTTGTTGTCTTCTACGCTTTTGCTCTTCCCTTAGAATATCGGCATTCAAATCATAGGTTTTTTTCGCAAGCTTATTCGCGGAGTACGCGCTATATGCATTCCCGACGCCGCTTGCGATCGTCCCTAACCCGCTTAGTAAATCCGAATTATTTTTAAAAAATCCGCCCGCCGATTTTAGCCAATCCCACATCGCCAATCCTTTCAAAATAAATTATTAAAGGGTATCCCATATTTTCCTATTTTTTCTATATCGTCGCTTCACTTTAATCACGCGTGCTCCGCCAACAGGCTATCATCTATCGACATCAGCGCGCCGCCCTCTAAGCCTATATCATATTCGACGTCGCGCTCGTAAAAGCGCCTTTTTGTATGCTCCTCGTCCATATCCGCATCGGAGTTTACGCTCACGACCTTTTCCTCCTCGCTCTGCTCTTGCATATCGGTATCTTGCGTGTCGCCCGCCTTGCGAAATGCGCCGCGAATATCTTGCACGAGCGCAAAAGACTTGGAGCCGACGGAAAGAGCTTTTAACGCCGTCGTAAGATAAAGCTGTGACGTCGAGGTAGCCCCCGCCGCCGCAAATCCGCCTATAGACGCTCCTTGCGTCGCTGCAGAGCCTAGACCTGCAGAGCTGCCAGCGCCCGCCCAAGAGCTCACGCTCACGCCGTTGTAAAGCTGGCAGGTTTGATTGGCGCCTGCTGCTCCTGCAACGGCTTGATTGGTTGCGGTGCTCGCGTTTTGGGCGGCGGCAGTTTGAAAGAAAAAGTCTTTTGCAGCGGTATAGATCGATCCGATCGTGCCGATCCAACCTACTACGCGTCCAAATTTACTTAGGGACTTATTCCCGCTTAGCATTCCAAGCGTAGCAATAAAACCGCCGATTGCGCCTGCGATTGCGAGTGTCGCCATTACGCCCGCCAAGGTTACCGCACCGCTACCTGCGATCGCGCCTATCGTAGCCGCCGCGATAGAACCATAAGTGCCTACCGAAACAGCGACGAGGATTGCAGAAACGATGAAAAGTACGGGCGGGATTATTTGTTTGTACCATCTGCCCTTTTTTGTTTTTGTGTGATACGCTACCCCGTTATACACGTTCCAGTTTTTTATCCACTTTCTCACGCCTATAACGGGGGCGTCACTATCAGCATAAAAAAGCGGGTATGCTTTACCGTATGCTCTCCACGTAATTTTATCTTCTTTTGCGCTATACCAAGCAACGGCGTAGTATAAAAGAGCGGTCCCTTCGGATACGTCTAAAACATACCCGTCTGCGTATTCGTAGTTTTCTAAACCAAGCGCAGTTGCTAGACCCTCTCCCTTGGCGCGACCCTCAAAGCCATGCGGGTCTTTGGGCGTGTCAGGTAGGGACTTTACGTATTCTATTATCTTAGAAGCATTAAATTTCCCGCCCGAATTTTTACAATAAAAAGTAAAATCTGAAACTTTTGTTTTTTTAACCCAAAAATAATCCGTTATCTGCCCCTCACTTGGACCGTTATATGTTTCGGTGGGCTTTTGCTTATTGAAAAGTTGCGAAAGTCCGAGATCGTTTACGCCGTCTCTAGTATAGGGCTGCACTCCTCCGCTATTGATATTATAAGCTCCGTATTCGGGCGGAATAGGCTTCCAGCTTACGTCCCTTGACGTTTCGTTGCTATCCTTGCAAAAATACACCCGCCCCCATTGTTTGGTATCGATAAAAACCCTCGAAACGCGCCCTTTTCGCACCAGCTGCTTGTGCAAATACTCATGGGTGCGGTTGTATGCGAGCATACTCCATATCATCCCGTTTTTGACGTCTTCTACGAAATTCCAAGAGGTTTGTTTAAAAAATGCTGCTGCTTCGGTAGGCATCATAATATCCTATGGAGTGATTTTATCGATTGAGTCAAACATCTTCGTCGTTAGCTGCGCAGGCGGATTAAGTCCTCCGACGGAGTAGCCGAAATTCGCGTCTTTTAGCATTGTAGCCTCCTGCACGCGTAGCTTGTCGTTGTAGCTTTCGATTTCACGGGCGATCGCCTTTTTGCGTTCGCCCTCACTTTCGGTTTGAGCGTTGATAAGCTTTGTGCGCGCTTCGTTGAATGCGGCTTCTTTGTCCGCTAGGGCAAGCTTTTTCTCCATCAGATCAAGCTCGCGCTCCTTGAGTTTTACATCCGCATCGGCTATTTTTACTTGGGCTTCGAGCTGCTGTTTTCGCAGCGGCAACTCCTCGCTTTCGCTTAGAAGCCTTAGGGCTATATCTTGTGAGCTCGTCGTTACGCTTTGCGTCATCGAAACGAGGGTGTTGCAAAGCATATCAAATTTCTTATCGTTATGTAGCCCGTAAAGCTGCATGTATTCATCGATCTTAGCGGTAAATTTTTGATACGGCGTATCTGCCGCCATAGTATCGCCGAGCACGCGCTTGTAAAGCTCGCTATATCTTTCTTTGTAATCAGCCATTTTTCAGTCCTTTAATGTAGCCCTCAACCCTCTTTGGGGTTTGGCGATATAGCAGGCTTGCGCGTAGGTTTCTTGCCGCCTGAGCGTAGTCTCCCGCTTCGATGCAGCCCAGAGTATGACGGAAGCCCATAAGCCCCGCAAGCCCTAGCTGGTATGCCATTTCAAGGATGGTGTCTTGAATGCTCTGCGGCTTGCTAGATAACCAAGGCAGACACTCCAGCACTCGCTTTCGTAGCTTTGTCAGTTTCAAATTTAGGATTTCCTCTGCTGTTTCGCGGCTCATCGGCTCCGCCTTGCCGCCGTTTAGCTTGAGTTCGTCGGGGCTAAGAGCGGCTACCAAAAAGCCGTATCCCACGGTGGGTTTGCCTACGCTATCTTTGTATATCTCTCTGCGATAGCCCTCGTGAGCTTTGATATTTTCTAGCAGGCTCATACTCCCTCCTCATTCGTGATCTCTATGAATTCTATGTGTTTACCCATACAAATTTTGAAAAAAGAGTTATAGGTTTTTATCGAGTTGCTAACCCCCGCGGCGGTATAATTTTCACCTACTAAAATGCAGCCTGCAGTATCTTGCGGGAAATTGCCCGGATGAATTAGAATGTAGCGAGACTTCGGTACCGACTCGTTCCACAAAAGCGGACACATTCGCTTCTGGCTCGGGCTATTGTGCCACTCCATTTTATAACGCCCTGCCGGAATCCGCCTATCCTTGCCGCGCTCGGTAGTATCGCCGCCCGCGGGCTCAAGGGTGAAGCACTCAAAAAGCCTTTTTCCGTCGTCCGTGATCGTTAGCTTACCTATCGTGCCATCGTGGATGTTTTTAAATCTATTTATCTTGATCTTCATCGTATTCGCTCATTCTTCTATCTATGCCAAGCTTAGCGCAGACAAATTTTTCAGCCCAATTTTTCACGGCGTCAGCGCCTACCCAAGCAGAAAATCCACCTACTGCTAAGGCAAATCTAGAGTTTTGAGTTAGATAAAGCGTAAACTCCGCGCCAAAATAGCACAGAGTAATCGAGCTTAAAAACCCCGAAAGAAAGGCTATTACGTAAGCAAATTTGCTTTTGCGCTTCTTACTCATCGTTTTTAAAAAGGTGATCGCAGCAGCTAGCACCACCAAGCAAGCCCAATAAATTTTATCAAACAAGCTATTTAGATCGTTCATTTAGTTTCCTTATGCTTTCTAGATTAATCGCGCACTTTGCGTAAGCTTCGTATAGATCAAGCATCAATTCCGCGGCGTCTGTTTGACTTGCGATAGTGCGGTTTGTATCAACGCGCGGCACGGCTAGTAGATACTGCGGCGGCTTAGTGCAATTAGGGGCGCTCGCGCAGCCGCTCAAGCACAAAATTAGCGCTAGCGTTAAGCTCACTTGAAATCTCATCTCTACCCCCTTTCTTTGCTCTTAAATCCCGCCTGATCTGTGCCACGCTCTTTGAAATTTCCTCTTTTTGCTGCGCGACTTGTGAGATTTGCTCCATCTGTTTATCTTTTTGTTCGCTCTGCTCTTTCAGCGCTTCGATCTGCGTCTTTTGCTCTGAAATTTCAGCCTCCAGCCTATCCACTTGCCAAGATTGAAACTTAATAGCACACAGAAGCAGCGCAATTGCCGCGCCTAAGATTGCGTAAATTTTGAAATTCATATCGCCATCCATAAAATCATAAACGCCAAGTCCTGCATAGCCCCATAAAACACCTCTTGTCTGCCCCACGCATCGCTCGCCTCAAAAGCTCGAAATCGTAGCGTCCATTTTGTGCGGTATCCTAGCTCGCAAGCAAGCGGGAAGCCTACCGCAAGCACTACGGCTAGAAACGGCGCAGCGTAAATGCCCGCAAAGAGCAGCGGCACGAAAACTGGCAGCCACCAAAGCAGCCCGCGCAGAAACAAACAGACGCGGCAATAGCCTAGCCAATACTCGCGCGGGTCTTTAATGAGTTTGCGGGCAACGCGCTCGATAAATTTCACCTCATGCTCGCTTGTGTAGCTGCTATGAGTTACGAGAGCGCCGACCCATACGCCCCAGCCTTTGCTTTCGCCTGCAAGATAGCCTAGCCCACAGATGATCGCGAGGTAGAAATTTCCCAAAAATGCAAATATCAGCAGGGCCACTACCAGCGCATTGATTTTCGCAAAGTAGGCGTATCGCCCGCGTAACCTATTGAGTATCCA